AAAACTAGCAAAAGAATATGTTAGACACGAAAGAATACCTAAAAAGACATCACAAGGCAATAGAAAAAATGTTAAAAAAAGTTCTATGAATAAATCTAAAAAAAGATCATTCAAGCCTTATAGAGGCCAAGGGAAACCTTGTTAATGTTGACAGGTGAGTTTGTTATAAGAATAAATGGCAAATTAAAAACTTATAATAGTTTTGATGATATACCAAATAGTTTTGAACACGTAATATCTTTTAAACCTGATTATCCACCTGAACCACATACTGAAGAACAACACAATCAAATGTCAAAGTTTGATGATTATTTAAGGGAGTTAATGTCACGTGCCAGCGGTAACTAGAATAGGCGATGCAGATGTAGCTCATTGTTCAGGAATGACAAGAGCTCAAGGTTCACCTAATGTAAAAGTAAATGGAATACCTGTATCTCGTCAAGGAGATAACAATACAGGTCATTTATTACCTCCAGCACCGTGTCCATCACACTCAGCACCGATAGCTGTAGGTTCCACAACTGTTTTTATCAACGGAAAAGGCTGTGGTAGAGTTGGAGATGCTATATCAGGATGTACAAGTGTTGCTCAAGGTTCTCCTAATGTTTTCGCTGGTTAGTGTATAAATATTACCACTATGGCAATATACGACGCTTCAGCAAACAATAAAAGTAAAAGAAGTAATAGGGTCTACAAAGACTTAGATTTAAACTTTACTAGAAATCCTGTCACAAATGATGTGACTAAGATAGAAGATGTTGACGCAGTAAAAAGAAGTGTTAAAAATTTAGTACAGACTAATTTTTATGAGAGGCCTTTTCATCCAGAATTAGGTTGTGGTATTAGAGAATTACTTTTTGAAAATTATACACCAATTATTGGTATATTTTTAAAAAGAAAAATAGCTGAGGTGATTACTAGATATGAGCCAAGAGTATCATTACAAGATATTTCTTTAGATGATGATCCAGACAGAAATAGATTAAAGCTTTCTATTTACTTCTACGTTCAGAATATATCTGATCCTGTGGTAGTAGAAACATTTTTACAAAGGTTAAGATAAAATGGCAAGTAACAAGTTAACAGTATCAGACTTAGATTTTGATTCTATAAAATTAAATCTTAAAACATTTTTACAATCACAAGCAGAATTTCAGGACTATAACTTTGAAGGCTCAGGTTTTGCCATTCTATTAGACTTACTTGCTTACAATACTCATTATCTAGGATTCAATGCTAATATGTTAGCAAATGAAATGTACCTAGACTCAGCAGATATTAGAAAAAATATTATTTCATTAGCTAAGATGTTAGGTTATACTCCAACATCAGCAAAATCACCGACAGCAACAATAGATGTTTTGATTAACAATGCTTCAGGTGCTTCAGTAACAATGGCTAAGGGCACCGTGTTTACTTCTTCAATTAGTGGTACATCATATCAGTTTGTTACAAACGCTGCTCATACAATTACACCTAGTAATGGTGTTTACAAATTTTCAAGTATTCCAGTTTATGAGGGTACGTTAACAACTTTTAAATATACAGTTAACAATTCCGATCCTGACCAAAGATTTATTATTCCAAGTGCTAACGCCGATACAACAACTTTAAAAGTACAAGTTCAAAATTCTTCAGGTGATTCAACTACATCAACATATACTTTAGCAACAGGTATTACAAGTTTAGACTCAACAAGTAAAGTATATTTTTTACAAGAAGTAGAAGACGGTAAGTTTGAAGTTTATTTTGGTGATGGTGTTATAGGTAAATCATTATCAGACGGTAATATTGTAATTTTAGAATATGTAGTTACAAATAAAACTGAAGCTAATGGAGCTTCTACTTTTGCTTTATCAGGTTCAATTGAAACTTTTTCAGACGTAACAATTACAACAGTTTCATCAGCACAAGGTGGTTCAGAAGCTCAAACAAAAGAATCAATTAGATATAATGCTCCTTTACAATATTCAGCACAAGATAGAGCAGTTACAACAAGTGATTATGAAACAAAAGTATTAGAATTGTATCCTAACGCTCAATCAGTTTCAGCTTGGGGTGGTGAAGATGATGAAACACCTGTTTATGGTGTTGTTAAAATTGCTATTAAGGCCGCTTCAGGTTCTACTTTAACAGATACAACAAAACAATCTATTATTACACAATTAAAAAAATATAATGTGGCTTCAGTAAGACCAGAGATTGTTGATCCTGAAACAACATCAATACTTTTAACATCTACTGTTAATTATGATGAAAAGGCTACAACTAAAACAGCTGATACTTTAAAATCAGAAATTACAACAGCATTATCAAATTATAGTTCAAATACATTACAAAAATTTGACAGTATGTTTAGATATTCAAAAGTTGTAGAATTAATAGATGATACCGATACTTCTATTCTTTCAAACATTACTACATTAAGAATCAGAAAAAACTTTACGCCTACTTTAAGTTCATCAACAAGATATGATGTTTACTTTAGAAATGGTTTATACAATCCTCACACAGGACATAGAGCTGCTGAGGGTGGTGTTTTAAGTTCAACAGGTTTTAAAGTTACGGGTGATACAACAAATGTTTATTACCTTGATGATGATGGTACTGGTAATGTTAGAAGATTTTATTTTGTAGGTTCTGTTAGAACATATGTAAACAATTTACAAGGTACTATTAACTATACAACAGGTCAAATTACAATTAATTCTTTAGATGTTTCTAGTGTAGAAAATATTAGAGGTTCTGCTTCAACGGTCATAGAGTTGACAGTTCAACCTAATTCAAATGATATTGTTCCTGTTAGAGATCAAATTTTAGAAATAGATACGGCAAATTCATCTATTACAGTTCAAGCAGATACTTTTGTGGGAGGTTCTGCTGACGCTGGTGTTGGTTATACAACTTCATCAAGTTATAGCACATAAGAGAGATGGCAACATTTAAAGATAAAATATCGCAACTGATTAATAGTCAGGCTCCAGAGTTTGTTGTTGAACAACATCCTAAATTTTTAGAGTTTGTAAAAACTTATTATACATTTATGGAATCTGCCGAGTTAGTTGTAACTTCGGTACAGACTACAGATGGTATTCAATTAGAAACAGAAACAGCACAAGCAAATGCTTTATTACTTAATGGTTCACGTATTGATTCAGATAGAACACAATTAGATGCTGGTGATAAAATTATTTTAGAAAGTTCTACTTACGGTAAATTTACTAGAGGTGAGGTTATAACAGGTCAAACTTCAGGTGCTACTTCAACTGTTTTAACCGAAGATTTAACAAATGGTCGTTTGTTTATATCAGCACAAGATAAGTTTATAATAGGAGAAACTGTATTAGGAGCTTCTTCAAATGCTAGTGCTGTTGTTAATAATTACAAGCCAAATCCTGTAACTAATATACAAGAGTTATTAAATTTTAGAGATCCTGATAAAGTAGTATCAAATTTTTTAACAAAGTTTAGAAATGAATTTTTAAATACTTTACCTGAAACATTAAATTCAAATGTTGATAAAAGAAAACTAATTAAAAATATTAAATCAGTTTATCGTGCTAAAGGTACTAATAGAGGCCACGAATTATTTTTTAAATTATTATTTAATGAAGATTCAGAAACAATTTATCCTAGAGAAAATATTTTAAGAGCTTCTGACGGTCAATGGGACACAAAGTTAATAATGAGATCAATACAATCTACATCTCAAATATTAACAGGTGATACTGCTGATTTATTAGGTAGAACAATTACAGGTGAAACATCTGGTGCTACCGCTGTTGTTGAAAACGTATTTAAATTTCAAGTAGGATCAAATGAGGTAACAGAATTTATTTTAAATGAAGATACCATTTCTGGTACTTTTTCTACTGGTGAAGTTTTAAGAGGAACAAAGACAGATGATGATGATATTTTTATTAAATCTACTATCACAGGAATACCAAATTCAATATCAATAACAAATGATGGTACTTTATATACTGAGGGAGAAACAGTATCAGTTGTGGGTGGTGGTACAGGTGCTGTCATAAATGTTGACGCTATTGGTAGAGGAAGTTTAACAAATTTTTATGTAGATAGTGGTGGTTCAGGTTATGAAATAGGTGATGACATTGTATTTAATAATACAAATACAGGTGGTGGTTCTGCTAGAGCAAAAGTTTCAGTTGTAAACGGTGGATTTACACAAGAAGAATCTACATCAACGGAAGAAGATCATTTAGTTTTAGAAGATGAAACTACAAGAGGAGACCCTTATACAGGAAATAAAATTGTACAAGAAGCTGGAACAGGTTCAGGTGATGTAACTGATATAAGAATTATAGATGCTGGTTCTAATTATCTATCTTTACCTATCGTAACAGTAGATGATACAAATGGATCAGGTGCTTCGGTGTTTACATATGGTTCAGAAATAGGCCGAGTTTTAGGATTAAAAATTGTTGAATCAGGTGCTGAATATCAACAATCTCCTAGTCCACCTAATTTGACTTTAAGAAAAAAAGTTTTAGTGTTAAACAGATCAGGTACTTTTTCAGTATCAGAAACAGTTTCAGGTATAGCTTTAGATTCTACAGTTGTTACAGCTACGGTTGTTTCATTTGATACAGATAGAAATATTTTAACTTTAAGTGATGCTACAGGAGTATTTGCTTATACTTCAACAATAACAGGTACAACAAGTGGTGCCACAGCGACAGTAAAAATTACCGATTTAGCTACAGCAACATCAACAGTTGGTGCTACAGCAAACACAGCAGGTGCTTTTATAAACCAAGATGGTCACGTTTCAGAAACTACAATGAGAATACAAGATAGTTTATACTATCAGGACTTTTCATATGTTATTAAAGTTGGTCGTACAATTAATGATTGGAGAGATTCATTTAAGAAAACAATGCACTCAGCTGGTTTTTATTTTACAGGTCAAGTAGATATTCAAACACAAGTTTCTGCTCAAATTAGAAGTATAACAGGTGTTAATACAGGTATTGATTACGAAGGAGTTGCTTTAATAATTAATACTTTATTCTCTACAATATTTGGTAGAAGATTAGGAACAACAACAGATGGAACAACTTTAAGAGTTAATCCTCATTTAGGTGTTGATCCTGACTTTACAGATAGTACAACAGAACACTTTACACCAAATACAAGAGATTTAACTTTAAATCAAGTTATTACATTAAAGATACCTTCAATTGCCAAAATTGTAGTTAGAGGTGACGAGTTGAAATACGGATATGCTTATGTAGGTCCTCGTATGAAATCGTTAAATATGTATGAAAATCCATTTGGTACAGACAATATGTTTGGTGGTAATCATACTAATATACAAACAGGTGCTGTAGGGGCTGATAGTGTTGTGGCAAGTTATATTCAACCTATGAAAATGGTCAATTGGGCTAACCATAGATTAAGTATGTTAAATAGTACAACTTATGACGGAGAAGTGGTACAAATTAGAGATTTAGCTAATAATAATTTAAAAACTTATATAGCTTATCCTACTGAAATTAGTATAAGTTATTAAAAAGATGTATAAATATAATTAAGATTAAGAGGAAAATATGCCAGCGATTATAACAAAAAAATTTAGAATCCATAATCAGGAACAATTTGTTGAGTCTTTTTCAGAAGCTTTAGCAAATGTGTACTATATGGGTATTGGTAGACCACAAGCGTGGGCTACATCTACAAGAGGTGATAGCCGTACTCAATA